TTTCTGTTGCTCCTGACTCTGCTTCGCATTAATAAAAATAGAGAAGCTCCCATCTTCGTTTTCGGTGACCATTTCCTTGGGCTCCGGAGATGGGAAGTCTACCACGAATGTCTGCACCTTTTTTCTCAATCTTCTCCCCTTTCTTTACTCTTAAGTCTTGTCAGGAAATCCGCGGCCATACGCAGATCTTCTGGATCCGAGCCTCTCGCCGCATCAAATAGGATGCGGAGGTTTTTGTTGTCGAAAAGAGCCTGTGCTATATCGGCGGTTTCTTCGTCAAGATAGTATGATCCACTTGTCTCTTTGTCTTCTCCCATCAGGTATCCCATAGACACGTTAAAATAATCTGCTATTTTTTCCATTGTCTCAAAGTCTGGTTCCCTTTTTCCGGCTTCGTACATACCTATAGTAGTACGCTTAACCATGATGATGTTCGCAAAATCCTGCTGCGTGAGTCCAGCCTCTGTTCTCAATAGTTTAAGTCTCCCAGCGAATTTACTCATTTTGTCCTCCGATATGTCCCCTCGAAAATAGTATACCACGTAACGTGGAAAAAATAAAGAAAAATTCCACAGAAAGTGGTTGACACGCCACGTAACGTGTAGTACAGTAAAGAAGCCACGAAACGTGGCAGAACAATAAGGAGGTGAGAGCTTGGAACGAGTTGAACAATTGCAGATCGTAGGGAAAAGATTACGAGAACTACGAGGAGACCGTAGCCAGGGAGAGGTAGCGGATGCTGTAAACATCAGTGATTCAGCGTTGTCCGCATACGAACAGGGCGAAAGGGTACCACGAGACGAAGTAAAAGCACGTCTTGCAAAATACTATTGTGTCTCTGTGCAGTCTCTTTTTTTTGAGTTTAAAAGCCACGATACGTGACATATAAAACGAAGAGGTGACCTAAATGCCTATAGTTAAGTCGTACAAAGACAAACGCCTAGCAGAGGTCCAGGGACTAATCGACCTTGGAATGCACAGGCAGGGGATGCAGTACAAGAAGGATCTTGCGAAGAAGGTTAAAATGCCGGCTTCTACTTTCAGCAGAAAGTACAGAAGCCCTGAGGAGTTCTCGATTGGAGAGCTATGGCAGATCTTCGACGCTCTTCATATCCCAAAGGAAGAGCGGGTAAGAGTTTTATAAGAGAGGTGGGAAAAAATGATTAAGAACGGGATTATCGCATGCTTTGCGATGAACATGCTTTTCAAGATAACGCCGTATTCATTCACGGTAAAAGAAAGCGTAGTGACAACTGTTGCCGGCGTAGCGCTCATGACATACATGATGTGCTCGATCGACAAGACGATCATGGAACATGTGTCGTACAGGAAGCGGAGCAAATTCCGCCGGCTTATCGGCATGACAACCTTGAGGGGATAAAAAATGATCCGATTGGATTAGGGCCAAATTCGGATCACAAGAACGGTAGCATCGTTCCCCTTCAGTGTAACTGAATAATGAGGGTGTGTCAATGACATAGGCGACTATATGAACAAAGAAGGCATGTACAGACTCATAGCCGCGATAATACAGCAGGCGCTGCACGACTATAGGATAGAGAAGCTAAAGTACGAGCGGATCTGCAGGAGACGTGGCATAGGTTCAAGACAGGCAGTAAATCAGAAATACACTGTGGACGCCTTAGAGGGATGGTTCCACAGCGAATGGTATCAGACTATATGCAACATTGATGGAGACTATCTTCTTAGTAGATATGAAGAAGTCCGAGAGAAAGGGTGGTTTAAAGAATGGCAGAAATAAAGATTACTATTGAGGCAGAGAGCCTCGCAAAAGCTATCACGGCTCTTGCAGAGGCCGTGAAAGGAATTAACTTCGGAACAGCGGATCCTGATATCAACAAACAGGAAGCCGTAGCACCGGATCCCGAACCGGTAGAAGAAGCTAAAGAAGAACCGGTACAGGTTGAAGAGACTCTTCCTTTTACAGAGGATCCGGCTCCGGTCCAGGTGACGATGGACATGGTTATGTCCAAGTGCATCGAGCTCATGGACAAGGGGCTGCAGCAGAAGCTGTCAGAGCTTCTCCGTAAATACGGTGTGCAGGCATTGCCCGCGCTTAAGCCGGAACAGCTGGGGGCATTCTACAAGGATGTGGCTGAGGTAGAGGCATGAGCGGTGGACACAACGACAGATCCCACGCACTTCTGAGCGCATCCGGATCCCACAGGTGGTTGACGTGTACGCCGTCAGCGCTTCTTGAGAGTCAGTTTCCAGATACAACGTCTGACGCGGCTAGAGAAGGCACCGTGGCGCATGAGCTCGCCGAAGGTAAACTGCTCAACAAATTCTATCCGGAGACGTATTCCGGCAGGAAGCTATCAGCTCTCAGACGCAAGCTCCGGCAGAGCGATCTCTGGGATGAGGAGATGGAAGGATACACAGACGACTACGTAGATGAGATCTACAGGATGTCGATCGGCTACGAAACGGCGCCGATCGTCAAGGTCGAGTCGAAGCTTGATCTGTCCTGGTGGGTTCCAGACGGCTTTGGCACGGCAGACGCTGTAATGGTAACGCCAAACGTTATCCACGTATGCGACCTCAAATATGGAAAGGGCGTTCCGGTATCTCCGGATCATAACCCGCAGATGATGCTGTACGCTCTTGGAGCCTGGCACAGATACGGAATGATCCTGGACATCCAGACCGTGCGAATGTCCATACTGCAGCCGAGGCTTAACGCCTTCAACACTTGGGAATGCTCTCTTGATGATCTCATGACATTCGGAGAAGAGGTCAAGGAAAAGGCGGCTCTCGCTATTAAGGGCGAAGGAGAGTTTGCTCCGTCCACGGAGGCCTGCCGGTTCTGCAGGGCAAGAGCGCAGTGCAAGGCGAGAGCCGAGTACAACACTCAGCTGCAGGGAAAGGCTGGTACAGACCCGGCTCTACTTACCATGGACGAGATCGGAGAGTATCTCAAGGTAGGAGACGACGTCGCAAGATGGCTCAAGGACCTCCAGGAGTACGCGTTAAGCGAATGCCTGAACGGAGCATACATTCCCGGCTGGAAGGCCGTTAACGGCCGGTCAAGCCGCAAATGGACAGACCAGGATGCGGCATTCGAGGCGATCACTAAGGCCGGATACCCTGAGGATCTTCTCTGGGAACGCAAGCCGTTGACGCTCGCAGCGGTCGAGAAGGTCGTAGGTAAGAAGGCGTTCGTAGAGATCGCAGGAGAGTATTACGAGTCAAAAGCCGGAGCGCCTGCTCTCGTGGTTGAGAGTGATAAGCGACCGGCGATAAGCAACAAAACAAGTGTAGAAGAAGCATTTAATTTATAAGGAGAATAAATATGAGACCGACATCAGTAACAGTATCAGGAAGACTTAGCTACCCGCAGTTATTCACTGCAAAAGGTTCCAACCTTAATCCGGACCCGAGATTTTCAACGGATATTCTTATCCCGAAGAACGACCCCTGCGTAGCAGCGATCAGCGCGGCGATCAAGGTGGCAACAGATGAGGGTGCTGAGAAGCTTTGGAAGGGAAAGGTACCGGCCAATCTTAAGAGCCCGCTGAAGGATGGAGATGAGAGAGACGACCCCAATTACAAAGGCTGCTGGATCCTTCGCCCGTGGAGTAAGGAAGCATACCCGCCGAAGGTTATGGATAAGAGCCTTCAGCCTATCCTGGACCAGTCTGAGATCTACGGCGGAGTTCATGCAATGGTTAACGTAAATTTCTACGCGTACGACTTCAATGGCCAGAAAGGTATCAACTGCGGATTTGATGCCGGCGTCGTTAAGGTGAAGGACGACGAGCCGTTCGGCGGCGGACGTACAAGCGCAGCGGATGCTTTTGCGGGTTTTGCACAGGCAGCTCCTGCTGCAGCGATCAATCCGATCACGGGGCTGCCGTACTAAACGAAACTGACAACTGGAATGACTGGTTAGACTTATACGGCAAGTATGCGCTTGCCGTATATGCCTCAGAAGGGTGGGAATAATTGGTGAAAAACCTCTCAATTGATATCGAAACAAAGTCATCCTCCGACATATCTAAAACAGGGTCCTACCGTTACGCGCAGGATCCTGATTTTTCCATACTTCTCTTCGCCTATGCATTCGATGATGAGGATGTTCAGATCATCGACCTGGCGCAGGGAGAAGAGCTCCCGCAGCATCTTAGAGACGCTCTGAAGGATCCGGACATCGTAAAGCACGCTTATAACGCAGCATTCGAATGGTGGTGTCTTAATCAGGCTGGGTATGATACGCCGCTTGATCAGTGGCAGTGCACTATGATACACGGCCTTTACTGCGGATACACCGCAGGACTTGATGCGACTGGTAAGGCTGTTGGCCTTCCGCAGGATAAGCAGAAGTTAACGACTGGCAAGGCGCTGATCCGGTACTTCTGCGTACCGAGAAAGCCTACAAAGACAGATGCGAGACCGTGGAACCTTCCGAAGCATTCCCCTGAGAAGTGGTCACTCTTCAAGGAGTACTGCGTCCAAGACGTGGTGACGGAACGAGAGATCTGGAGAAGAGTTAAAAACTTTCCGGTGCCGGAGACGGAGTGGCATCTGTGGCATCTAGACGTAAAAATGAATGCTTTTGGAGTGAGGGTAGACAGAGAGCTTGTAGAAGGGGCCATAGCAGTAAATGACCTTAGCACAGAAAAGCTTATGGAAGAGGCGAAAAGACTGACGGGTCTGGAAAATCCTAACAGCCCTACGCAGCTACTTGAATGGGTGAAGAGTAAAGGACTGGACATGCCGTCAATGTCAAAAGAAGCGGTGTCTGACGCATTGACTGGGGATCTACAGGATGACGTCAGACGCGTTCTGGAGATACGCCAGAGGCTCGGTATGACGTCTATTAAGAAGTACCAGGCAATGATCAACTGTATAGGCCCGGACGACCGTGCACGCGGTGTAAGCCAGTTCTACGGGGCAAACAGGACTGGGCGGTACTCTGGGCGCTTAATCCAATATCAAAATCTCTCTAAGAACCACATAGACACTCTGGACTTTGCAAGAAAGCTTGTGCGGGAGAGAAATCTTGAAGGGATAGAGATGTTCTATGGAAACGTTCAGGATCTTCTGTCTCAGCTTGTCAGGACGGCCTCAATACCTTCGGAAGGAAGACACTATGTGATAGCCGATTTCTCCGCTATTGAGGCAAGAGTTATTGCGTGGCTAGCAGGTGAGACGTGGGTAAACGAAGAGTTTGCCGGGGAAGGCAAGATATATGAGGCTACCGCCGCCCAGATGTTTGGGGTCCCTAAGGAACGCATCAAGAAGGGAAATCCTGAGTACGCTCTGAGGCAGAAAGGTAAAGTGGCTACATTGGCCTGCATAGCTGAGGGCGAACCTGTACTAACGGACTCCGGACTTGTTCCGATTGAGAAGGTCACTAATGACATGAAACTGTGGGACGGATGCGAATGGGTCTCCCATGATGGGGTAGTGCTTAAAGGAGTAAAGGAGGTAATAACCTATGACGGACTTACAGCAACAGAAGACCACATCGTATGGGTCGAAGGGGAAAGTAGGCCGGTACACTTTGGAGTCGCCGCCACCAGCGGAAAACGTCTCCTACAATCAGGATCAGGTCGGGAAGCAGTACGGGTGGGTGAAGATAATAAGCCCAGAAAGACGTTACAACAAAAAATGGAGCTGCTGCTACGTGCTGACAGAATGCACTGGATGCGGGAAAGTACAGTGGACGTATCTGTCGAACCTTGTGCGGGGGAAATCGAACGGATGCCAATCATGTTCAAAGCCGAGAACATATCCGAAATGGCTGGACAAACGTATGACTGCCGCGAAGCAGAGATGTACGAACAAAAACGATGCGAATTACAAATCATACGGAGGGAGAGGGATACGTTTCGAGTTCACGAGTGTTTCAGAAGCGTGCAAGTATATGATAAAAACTTTCGGACTTCCGGACAGATCGATGGAGGTAGACAGGATAGACACGAACGGAAATTACGCGCCGGGAAATCTTCGATATTCTACCAGGAAGGAAAACTGTGCAAACAGGAGGCTGACTGTTTTGTCAGAGTACGATCCAAAATACTGGCCGTACTCATACAACGTTGTAATAAGAAAACTGTCAGCTGGGAAAACAAGGGAAGAAATATTGGACGATGCGTGGGAAGCAGTTGCCGCGAAGAGGAAAAACTGGAGAGGAATAAAAGAACGTCTAGAGTCTATGACATACGAAATGCCGGACCACGTAACCGTTTTACCGTATCGGGAAAGCTCGTACATAACTGTGGGTATGGAGGGGGGCCGAACGCCCTAATAAACATGGGCGCGTTAAAAATGGGAATACCAGAAGAAGAGCTTCCAAATCTTATAACAATGTGGAGAAATGCAAATCCTAAAACAGTAAAACTGTGGAGAGCACTTGAGAACGCCGCTATGCGTACAATGAAGACAGCATCCCCGTCTTGTACTCATGGACTGACGTTCAGACTGGAAGGTGATCTCATATATGGCCAGTGTTTCCTGACGATAGAGCTTCCAACGCATAGGAAGCTGTTCTACGCTAGACCGCATCTTGCGGAGAACAGGTTCGGTAATCCGTCCATACACTATTTTACACAGGGTCAGGTGAGCAGAAAGTGGGAGGTCACAGACACATATTCAGGAAAACTTACTGAGAACTGTGTTCAGGCAATAGCGCGTGACTGCCTTGCAGAGGTGCTGCTTCGTATCGAGAAAAAAGGATGGGATCCGGTGTTCCATGTTCACGATGAGGTGATCGTGGACGCACCGATGGATGTAACTGCTGACGATTTATGCGCTCTTATGGCGGAGCCGATACCTTGGGCGCCTGGACTGGTGCTGAAGGGCGCTGGATTTGAGAGTGCATTTTATATGAAAGATTAAGGGTGCACACATGACAATAAAAGATTTAATAGACCTTGTTGATTACAACCGAGAAACAGACTACGAGATCATTCAGATCTGCGAGCCGGGAGGAAATTGGGACGAGTATGTTGAGTTTAAAACCAGCTCAATCCTTATAGAAGCGTTCGAAGATAGACAGATCGCTAGTATGGCTGCAATAAGAGAGGATTGCATAAGGGTCGATCTTGTTAAGGAGGAGTGAGCATGACAGCTAAAGAAGCCCTACATCAGATATCGGTGCAGTCAGTCTATAACGGGGTGACGGTCCAGATGCGTGTCACTCCGGAGTGCTTCAGAACGATCAGAGACGCTCTGCAGGGAATGATGGATAAAGATGATCATTTCTCAGTGCGGAGTGCCGGAAAGGTTTGTAAGAAGTGCATGGCCCGTGTAAGCGATGGCCAGAAGTACTGCGGAGTGTGCGGGACGGAGGTGGAAGAATGACAGACAAAGAAGCAATTTGCCACGAATACTGCAAACCGTGTGAATGGTACGGAGTATGTCCGAACAGCTATGCAGAGTACGATGCAGAACATAATGGGAAAGATAAGTACGAACCATTCAATAAAATTTATGAGGAGGAAGAATGAACAGGGAGAATTGCATTGAATGGATAACAGGTCAAGACAGAATTACTGTTAGCGTAACCCAAAAGAAGTATGTTAATAAAGTAAAAAGACTCGCTAAAATGCATGAAAATGATGTAGATTTCATAGAAAATACAGACGGCTCTATTGTTGCTCACCTTCCGCTAAAGGCTCTTAAATTGAGCATTATTTCATCGGAAAAACGAGACTATTTAAATATGTTTAAAAAGAAAGAACAGCATGAGGTATAGGAATTAAAATTGAAAAAGCAATTCGTCTGCTGATTGAGACATGGATGGAGCATAAAAACAACGAAATGGTGAGGGATCCTGTTGCTTATGCACTTTATAAGGTATGGCAGATGGCAGAAGGGTTCGAGGAGGAGAATAAATGAGCTGCACAGACTGCATAAACTATAACAAACCTAGCTGTCCGTATTGCTTTGTTGTTTTCGATGATGAAGTTTGTGAATGTTTTAAGGAGGATGATGATGGACATTAAAATCGCATACAAGAAAGGAGCTAAAAAGCTCAAGAAACTTGGCGACTGGATCGACCTGTACTGCTATGAGGACACGTTCTGCGTTTACGGAAAGCAGACGCTTGTGCCGCTTGGCGTGATGATGAAACTGCCGGAGGATTATGAGGCTATCCTGGCTCCGAGATCGTCAACGTTTGGAAAGTATGGCGTGCTGCAGGCAAATGGTATCGGCGTGATCGACAGTAACTACTGCGGTCCGGACGATGAGTGGAAGATGCCGGTGGTGTGTATTAACGCAGCAGAGCCAGAGATGATCAAGACGCAGGCAGGGAACCTTGTGCCGTCCGGAAGAGTCGGAACATGGATCAGAGCCGGTGAGCGGATCGCTCAGTTCCGTATCCAGCCTGTGATGGGCGACGTGGAGCTGATCGAAGTGGATCAGATGGAAGGAAAGAACCGTGGAGGCTTTGGAAGCACAGGAAGGGAGTAGAGATGAAATCAGCGTTACTGCCCTGTCCATATTGTGGGAACAAATTCCTGAAGATAAGGGACGGGCATCTTATCTTTGTCCAGTGCTCTAAATGCGGGGCGCATTCGGAGTCGTATGTTTATGAAGAAGAGGCCATTGAGGCCTGGAATATGAGGGAGGATTTGTATGAGAGGGAAGATTGTAGATCATGATGGCTGCAGCGGTTGCAAAAACTTTCACTGTGAACAGGATGAGGAGCCGTGCAAGGCTTGCAGAGGTAATTATCCGGATGGTGTAAAAGACTTTTTCCCAGACATGTATGAGCCGGCTGGCGAGAAGGCAGATGCTGAAAAGGAAGAGGAGGATATGGTTGATCATCCGTCCTATTATGACCAGGGCAACGTAGAATGTATTGATGCAATGCTGCAGTGTTTTGGCCCGGAATGGACCTTCCACTTCTGTGTGCTCAATATGTTCAAGTACACCTGGCGCTGCAAGAACAAGCATAAAACGCCTATTGAAGACGTCAAAAAAGCAGCCAAATATGCGGACTTTGCAATGCTTCTGTGGGAGGGGATGAATAAATGATCGCGCCATTCATTATAGGGTTCATCTGCGGGATGACGTTCCTGACCATGATGGCCGTCCTGGCGAATAGTAGTGAGGACTGAGATGAGAAAATATTGGATATCGGTAGGGGCGAGTAGAAACGCCCCTGTTTGGACCAGGAAGGATATAAGCTGGGAAGAGCTAATAAATAAGCTGAAAACTCCTCAGGTAGGTACAGAGACCCAGGATGAGTATTTAAAACTGACGAAGGATCAGCAAGCGGCTAAAAAGGACGTAGGCGGCTTCGTGGGTGGAACGTTTAGCGGATCTAAGAGGACGAAAGAAACATCAGAATTACGTTCACTCATAACGCTTGACCTGGACGACATCCCGTCGTGGAAGACAGAAGAAGTACTGACAAAAATACAGCTGCTCCTTGGATGCGCCGCGGCTGTGTATTCAACCAGAAAGCACAAACCGGCCGCCCCGAGGCTCAGGGTAATCATTCCGCTGGACAGGGATGCAACACCGGATGAATATGAGCCCGCAGCGAGAAAAGCGGCGCAGCTTCTCGGAATAGACATGTGCGATCCCGCTTCTTTCAGGGTAAATCAGTTGATGTTCTGGCCTTCTGTGAGTTCTGACGGAGAGTACGTGTTCCGAGTATTCGAAGGGTCGGAGTGCAGCCTGGACGGACTTCTTGGTATGTATGATAACTGGAGGAACGTGTGGGAATGGCCGGTGCCTGCTAAAGAAGAGTACGACATACACAGGAAGGCTAAGAAGATGGGAGACCCTCTTACAAAGCCTGGAGTGGTTGGAGACTTCTGCAGGGCGTACAACATCACAGAGGCCATAGAAAAGTTTTTATCGGACGTATACATCCCTACAGACGATCCACGGCGATACACTTACGCGCACGGAAGTTCAAGCGGCGGAGCGTGGATAGTAGATGAGTCTTACAACATTATGACATCGTTCCACGCCACTGATCCGTGCGACACGGTTAATTCTTTCGACATGGTAAGGATCCATCTGTTTGGAGCTTTGGACGACGGTAGTGATGTAAAGGACGGAACACCCATAAACAGATACCCCTCATTCAAGAGGATGACGGATATTGCCTACTCGGATGAAAAAGTACGGCGTGTAAAGGCAGTCAACGAGGAGGAGAAAAACAAGCTTCTCCCGGCTATATTCGGAGTCGGAAAACCTGAGTCTGATGAAGCGTCGAGTAATGCGCCGTTAGACGCATATGAAGCAGACTGGAGAACAAATCTTGAGCTGGATGGAAGAGGCGTTCCGACTCCTACGATCGACAACGCCAGCTGGTTCTTATCAGGTGACTACGGAGTTAAGGACAGGATCTGGTGGAACTCATTCGAGGAGAGGCTTATGGTGACGCTGCCGGTTCCGTGGTCCATAGAGAAAAGCGGGGAACGACAGTGGTCAAATGATGATGACAAGGGGCTGCGGTGGTATGCAGAGCGCAGACTGTGCAAAAACCTCCCAAGCAGGAACCTGGATGACGCGCTTAGTCTGATTGCGAAAAAGAACGCAAAGGACCCCGTTCTTGATTATCTGAACAGTCTTACGTGGGATGGTGTTCCTCGTCTGGATAGACTGTTTGTTGATCTGTTCGGAGCGGAAGACAGCCTGTATACAAGAGAAGTTACGAGGAAGTTTTTTACTGCAGCCGTAGCACGACAGTTTGAACCGGGAACAAAGTTTGACTGCATGCTTATCATTGGCGGTGAGCAGGGCATCGGAAAAAGTACAGTGGCCAGATACCTTGCTGGTACCAACTGGTACACAGACTCTCTTGAAAAATTCGAGGGGAAAGACGCAGCGGATCTTCTTAGGGGGAAAGTCATAGTGGAGATAGGAGAGCTGAACGCCATGAGCAGGCAGGAGATAACATCCGTAAAGCAGTTCCTGTCTAAAGAATATGATGAGTACAGAGGCGCGTACGAAAAAAGAGTGGAAAACCATATGCGCCGGTGCGTTTTCTACGGAACAACAAACGATACGGAGTACTTAAAAGACATAACCGGAAACAGACGGTTTTGGCCTATTGACTGCGGAAAAAAGTCATACAGTAAAAAAGACCTCATGCGTGTAAAAGAGTCGAGAGACCAAATATGGGCCGAGGCGGTAGCGAGATACAGATGCGGGGAAACTCTTTTTCTTGAGGGAGAGTCCGCCGAGGTGGCAAAGGTGGCACAAAAGGCTCATGCAAGGACGACCGGAAAGGAAGGTATCCTTGAGGAATTCCTTAACAAGGAGATCCCGAAGGACTGGTGGAGGATGGAAGACTTCCAGAGAAGGGCCTTTATGAATGGAAATTTCACGTGCGAGGAGACTGTCCTGAGAACGAAGGCCTGCCCGATAGAGATATGGATGTACTGCTTTGGAGGCACCGCGGCGACCTCGTTCGGCGAGAAAGAACGACAGGATGTCATACGAACCATGGCAAATATAGAGGGCTGGACGTCCACATCGGGAACCTTCCGGTTTGGGACATTTGGAAAAATCAGAGGTTTTTTGAGGGCCGAGTAGTGAAAAAT